TTTTTTTAAGTTAATCTTTTCCAGACGTAAAGACCCATGTAAGGGGGCGTGTTATTATGTGCAGTATTACCACCAGCATTTAGGACAGTTAGTGATCTTTGTGATTGAAGTTGACCTGAATAAGCCAATGCTCTGGTGCTACTACCCAAATAACCACTATAACCAGCATTATCATCAGCCGTGCTGACATATGTTGTGCGAATATCGTGGGTGTGTTCTGGCATTTCTTCACCAGATAGCTCATGTGTATACTCACCATCGAGGAGATCATTACCAGATAGGACGGTGAACGTGGCATCGTTTTTATCTGTCCCTTCACCGACACTAGCTATGAATTTACCTTCTCCTACTCTTTCCCAAGTAGTTCCTACGAATCTATCTTCAGGGTTTGCTGCATCGGCGGAAAAGAATATTGATCCGATGGGGTATAGGAAATCGATTATAGTGTCAAAACCAGGAAAGGATATCTCCGTTGCTGAGAGTGTACCGTTAATGGATACACCTGGGTTCACACCACTAGTCCCATCATTATTACCACCACCTATCCTCAAAGCGGATTTATTACCTCTTCCATCATAGACCCAAGCGAGGTTATTACCACTAACGGGAACATTGTTTGTATGTAAATACCCTAAGTAGCTATCTGCGATGAATGAGTCTTTTAAACTTGGAAGTGCCATAGGTTTATTTATTCTACGAAACTAGATTACCAATCAATTTCTTCTGGATGTCGGTTAATAGGAACAATATCCTTTGAAGACATGTGATATTCACTGTTTCGTTACCGTTTATATAAAGATTATCTACTTCGTATGTTATTTCTTCGATTTTATTGAGAAAAACATCATCCCTCTCTATTCTATATGAGTTGGTAGCCTTGTTATAGAGGTCTAAAGTATCTTTAAGAATGTTGGATATGGTCTTATTGAACAATAAACCGAATGAGTCACTGGAACAATTGATGGTGTCGAAGTTTTTGGTTATGTTTAGGTCGATTGAATTTTGATAAACATCGATGATGTTATGTTTTAGAGGATATAATCTACCAGAATTGTGTATTAATACATAGTTTCTATTTTTTCTAGTAACATGATTCACAAATAGGTTATGATATTGGTTCGAAAGCATGTTTTTAGTGCCATGTTTTATCACTGACAACCCATGCTTCTGGTAAAAGATATTATGAACATGATTCTTCACTATCGGATACTTCAAGTTCTTCATTCTAGCTCTACCTGCTGGGTATGTGGGGTTTGAAACGTGTCTAGTCTGTGTTTGTTTACTGTTAGTTAAGAAGAAAATGTTGGAATCATAACCAGAGAATCTAATCAAACAATCTTCATTGTCGATATCTTCTATTTCATATGTTTTGATCGTATCGTCCACGGCTAGTGGGTCGAAGAAAGATATTTTATAGGTAACTCCCCCATCATCCGTTTCTTCTTTATGCATTATTCCAACGAAATCGTCTTCTACTCTGACTGCAACATCAATAATATTATCAATATCCCAAATCGATAAACTATATTGGAATACGATCTCGGTAGAATACTTATTGAGGAATTGTAGGACATTGTTTTTGATGACGGCTCGATAATTTCTTCCGAAATTGACGAATCTAGAGGACTCCTCACCCGCTTCGAAGAAAAATCGATTATGAGCACCAAACGTTTCATCGATTTCGACTTCACTACTGTGTTTTAGTTCTTGGAGATCGGTGTATTTGTAGTTATCGATCTGTAAAAGAACACCACATTCGATATAGTTATTAGCATCATACACTTTAATCTCTTCATTTATGGCGAGATATATGGTATTTTCAATTTCGTCATAAAATACACCACTAATAGTTTCAGTAGCCCCCAATATATCGAGTGTTTCATATGTCAACTCACCAGTTGTATCGAAAGATCCAGATACTGAATACAATTCAGACCCCGTGCTACATAGATATTTAAAATTCTGATCTGATTGGACGATCATCGATGAAAATTTAATTTTTTCCATAAATGCCCACTCGGATTTATAATCGAATGGGTCTATGTGAGACATTACATTCTTGGAAATCATCAAATCATCGTTTCTTTCGTCCCTTTCAGCAGAAGAAAGTCCATAATAGAAACAATCATTCTTATCGAAGTCCACAATTTGAGGATTTGTGATCACTAAAGACTTGAAGACCAAGAGATTATTCAGGTTTATAGTGTCGAATAGGGTATCGAGATCAGATTTATTTAAATTATCGAAAACGTTGAAGTATGTGGGTGTGACTTCAGCGATTGATTCGAATTGATTATCAAATTCTAACTTTTTCAAGTGAAAATCAGTAATAAATGTATTTTTGGGTGTCAATGCTTCGGAAGCGTCACCTTTCACCTTCCCAGTATAAGCAACACCACCAACCACATTAAAGAAGCCAACATAAGAGGTATTATTCAATTCGAAAGCTTCTCCAGCAGTATATTTGAAGTATGTTATCATTTGTAATTCTCAAATTTTATATTATTTATTTCAGTTGTTAGTGGTGTGAAGCGATCCAACCCACCATTTAATAAATTTTTGACATCTGCTTGGGTGTCAGTATCTATATTGATGTTCTTGATGTATAGATTAATATGATTCGATTTGAATGTCTGGTTATTACAAACACTTTGGAGATATTCGACGTTATCTGTGCTATTTCTCATACCACACGGTAACGTAATATACAAATCATCTATTTTACTCTCACCATCCAGTATGGGAGTGATGAAAGATAACTCTTTCGTGGTGTAATCATTCAAAATTCTGATTTTTCTTATCTTATCTTGGGAGTCCGAGAATACGCTATCATCGTCTATCACAAAATCACCGAAAATTATTTTTTTGATCGTGAATCTAGTTTCATCTAAGCCGAATTCACTCGAAACCTCATTATTGAAGAAGAAGTATCCACTACCAGCGATAGTATCGACACTGACTGAAATGAAATTGAGCTTTAGGGGTTTATATTCAACCGTCTTGGCCTTGACCACGAAGCTGGAAACACTCGGATCATAAAGATTGAGTTCGATATCGATAAAGCCCCCTCGTTTTGTTATTTTCAGACCACCATCTATATTATTTCTCTTACTTTCGAATACCCAATCTCTATCATCACCGTCGAAGTAAAAACTAACGCTCATTTTCCCACTCTCATTGATACCTCTAAAGTAGTTGATATAATTACCATTTCTCAATAGATTATCACAGGGGGTTAGGGGGATTGCGGAAATAGTGTCTTGGATGGTGACACTATCCAATCGATCATACACATATGTCTCACTTGGAATGAATACCATATCGCTTTTCTTGTCGAATACGTTAAATCCTGTGATACTGTCTTGTAAGTTGCTATTCTGATTTATCAATACTTCTATTTGATCTTCATATGTGACGTTGAAGCTGTTATCATCGAAAAGTGCCTCTTGTTTACTGATGTAATCAGGGTAGTAATATCTATCCACCCAAACTTTACTATCACTCAGTGGGGTTCCCGATAACCATGTGCATAAGTAGGTTTGTTTGTCGGAATAATTTACTCTAGTATCCTTTCTGAAGACTTTATCAGCATATATAGGAGTCGGGAATCCGAAAGCACCAGAATCTATGAATTTACTATCATTTATATTCAATTGAATATATGGTGACATGATATCGGGTGCTATTAGGGTGTTTTGACCGGGTTTGATGTGGTAGGATTTATTGTATATTACATAGTTTAGACTCAATTCTTCGTCTTTTTCGGATTTCACATCATCAAATATCGATGTGTAATCTCTCATACCATCCACGAAATATTTTAGGGTCTCGGAAGATAATAGATTATTACCAGAAGTGAACACACCACCCTGAACTAACTGATTCTTCAATACCATGATGTCGGTGGTACTATCTTCTCGGTGTAGTAGATAGTTGTTAGTCAGACCCCTCTGAATACCATCTTCTGATATAGTGTTATCGTCACTGTATTCGATATATGTCGTATCGTTATTGTTTACTAAATCGGTATATAAATCTTTGCTGATATTTATTGAATTATTATAAACTGAAATCTTATTTGAAGATGTCATCTCATTGAGAGTGAGGTTACTACCCTGCTTTTTCACGAGATACGACACACCACCCGTTTTATAGAATAGATATATTGATTTGGTTGATCTAGAATAGATGTAATCAAAATCTATAACACTCAACCCAACATTTTCGGTATAAAAGTTGAGGATGTCGTTGGAATCGACGGTGAGGTAGTATTTCTTATAGTCGTTTAAGTGATAAATGTTACATAGATTATTGTCTTTAATCGTGATAACAAAGTTACTCGCTATTCCAGAAGGAGCATCGGTGAATGTATACGCACCATACTCATCATAATTTTGATATATGCCCGACAGAGCCAACTTTCTCATATTTGGATCCGTGAAAGTCAGATATTTACCACCGAAGTCCATCGTCGTAAGAACTGATTCGGATTTCAACACGTCTATGTTTCCTTCGATTATGTTTGAAAGTTGTGTGTCTCTGGTTAGAAAGAAGTTGGTATAGTTTTTATAACTATAGTCCCTAACGCCAGATAGAGCATTGTAGAAGGTAAGAGAATATCCACCATCAAAGTATCTGGTATAGCTTTTGAAGGTAATGTTATCTAAATCCGATGATAATACTACCGTTCTGGTTGTTGAGAGATTTTTCTGATATGATACCACTAAATTATTTAGCTGAAGTTTTCAATTCGACCATATATCCACCCGTTTTTGTTACAAATTGATGTATTTTTTCGTTGTCGGTGTTGGGTAGGATGATAGTATTCACTAGATACATATCCTCGATAGCGGTTTGGTAGTCATAATTGACCACACTTATCGGTATATAAAAGGTAGACGGATTTCCATCAACATAACCAACAGTGAAGGTTGCGGTTATGCTTTGAGTGGTTGTCGTGTTTGATGGGGAGTATTCGTGGGTGAATGTATCTATGAAAATAGAAGAAAACCTATCCTCGATGATTAGATTGGTCTGTGCGATATCGTTATCGTAAGTTTCCACATCACTACCGTCCCCCCAATCGATGGATAAATTGGTTGGTAATAATTTCTCACTCACCCCCGATAGGTAAACCGTGAGACTGGTGTAATCATTAAGTGTTTGAATATCCAACGTTGTAGTTACTCCTGTATTCTCTGATGATAGTGATATATTTTCTATGTTCATTAGTCTTGTCTGAATTGTGCGTGGCTTAACATGTTGAAAGGTCCTAACTCGAAATCGTATTCATTCAAGCTGAACATATTCGATGCATCTTTTACGAGGAACGATACATTACATAACCCATTCCTTTTACTGTAAGTGAATGTCGGGTTATCTGCTTTTATATATGTGCGATCCTCGCCATATACAGTATAATCTCCTTCATTTATATTCGGAATATATGTTTTTTGTTTGTAACTATCTAAATCTATTTCATATATGATGGGGTATATTACGAAATCGTTAGTGAGCACTGGGAGTGGATATTCGACGATGTTTAGCGTGGCATAATACACGGAGTTACCTATTTTATATCTCTCGGAGATTTTATTGAACGGGTTTTGATTAAATTCTGTTGTAAACACCTGTGTTTTTGGATCCGAGAACACTCCATCAGCGTATGAGATTTTGCTTATGGTTAGATTGTTCTCGGTTTGTATGAACATCACATCATCAACAATTTCGAAGCTCTCTACTGCTGAAATCAATTCGGTATATACCGATAATGGGAATGTTGAAGAAAAGTAATCAAACACTTCCTCCAATCTATCAACATTTTTATTATATGAGTTTCTAATGTAGATACTACCATTAATATCAAGCCTATCGAAGTAATTTTTGGTTTCATCCGAAGAGAGGATGTAATTACTAGTCTCTAGAACTGTTGGGTCATAATGGGTATTCGTTTTATCTCCAGTATAATCTATGAATAATCCATTTATTTCACCACCATCTATCGAAAATGCGCTTATTTCATCTGTTATGATAGTTTGGGTAGCATCTGCTGTCAGTGTGGGGTAACTGGAATCCAGTAAAGCACGTTGAAGAGGAGAATCCTCATTAATACCGCCTTCAATGAGTCTTGTGAAGTAATGTGTTCCGCTTAGTTCGAAAGAACTTAGGTCTGAAGACACCGTATCCACATATGGGGTATTACCGTTTAGTATAAACGCCCCATCCAGTATCTGATATGAGGGTTCATACCCATCATAGTAATAGAACTCATTATTATTGAACGTTCCACCATAAATCAGATTATATCTTGAGAAATCGGTAGCGAAACCTTGGGTATATGCCGATAGACCAGATCTTGTGGTGAATTCGTAGGTAGTATCATCAAATGTTGAGTAATCGAAAGAATACGCTTCACTATATAAGCGATCATAGAAGGTGTGACCATTTAATATCTGATAGAGTTGAGTTGTCTCTGCTTGTTGGGTGATGGTTTTTGTGAAGTCCCCATCGTTTTTGAATAATCCATATAGATTACCGAAGACATCGGACTTGGAATCTTGTATATATCCAGAATCAAATATTTTGTCCAAGTATTTGGACGGGGTTATCTCAGTTTGAGAGATATATCCATAGTATTTACTGTCGGTTTGGGAACTCGTGGGTTGATTTTTCGCTTTACCAGACGAGTCACCTCTTTTGAGGTTGGTATCAATGCTAGTGAATGTTAAAACATCACCATTCTGACCCTGAATCGCGGGATCTGGAAAATAATATATTTTATTGGGTTCCAGATTTTCGAAATTGAATGAATATGTGGAGTTTTCACCATCGACCAGAATGATCGATGTCTTTTGTGGTCGGAAAAATCCCAAAGAATACGGCGAAATTAACTGTTTTTGGTCTGTGGACGCGGTGGTTGGGTATCTGTTGTTTATGAAATTGGCTGCTGGTTTGGTTGAATCAAACGCTTTTCCTGAAACGAAGTCATATACAGTAGATCCAGTGGAAAGATAATAAAAATCATTTGTTATCGTATTCTCTGTAAGTTTTCTTTTGTTATCGAAAAGAACAGAAAATTCTTTCAACACCCTCAAATCGTCAGATATATCAGAAAATACATCTTCAATTATGTCTTCATTATCCTTTAGGAAGATATCCAACCCATAATCGATATCTTTTTTGTCATATACATTCTCGTTCGGTTTTTGGTTGAAATAATTTGGGTAGTTGTCGTAGAGTTCTTCGATTTCCACTTCAATATCGCCTCGGAGATCACCAAAATTATATAAAATTTGACCACTTTCCAAATTTTCTAGATAATCGAGTGTCACATCGACAACATCTTTCTTGAAACCGAAATTTGTTCCCTTTAATTTGTTTCTGTTTATTTGAAACTTTACTTCTTCCCTTTTTCTATTATAATAATCGGTTATCTCTATTAATTTTTTCGTATAGAATGGGATGGCAACCTCTAAATCGAGAGGATCATTGAAATCTAATTGAGTGAGGAATACTTTCTCTTCGTTTGTGGTGAATGTCAGGTTGACATCTCTTATAAATTGTCTATACCTCTCTACAATGATAGCCTGTGTGTCACTATCCTTACTGTTTACTTTATTATTCCAAGCCTTTAGATAGTTATTGTAATATTCTTGGATTTTTTCTGAATCGAAGGTGACACTAACAATCTTGATAAATTCCAAGAAAGAAAGGGGTTCACCACTATCCAATGCGAATTTTGTTTCTACATTTGGATTGGTTATAGATTTTGGGACATCTGGGAAACCTGATTGTGAAGTTGACATCACAATTATTTAGGAGGGTTGGACTAAAGATAAACCCTGATATAGTGTATCTCTTAGAGAAATGTCTAAAATATATTTTTTATAGTTGTATTCGAATTCGATAAACAGTGGTAATCCGTCTGGATCTGACAATATTGTATCACCGTTCTCATCCAAGATAATACTTTCAGATGTTAGGGTATCATATATAGACGAATCGAATAATATACTAAAATCAGTTCTTGTCCCTTCCCATCCGTCCACATATTCGAAGAATATGTAATATTTTTCTAATTCAGAGTAAGTATAATTATCTGGAAGAACCAAAGGCCACCCCCAATCACTCACATACTCGGATAAACTGAATGTTGTGGTTGTTGTATATTCCACTGGCTGTTCAGTGTTGAGAAGGCTGTAATTGTTACTAAATTTCTCCAATGCCACGATCGGGATACCAGCGGTTATGGTATATGTAGAGGTATCGATCTCGTCTCCCAAGTTTGTTCCGTATCTAGTCTTTGTGGTCTCACCATTCAGATCAAAATTCTCTCTGAATTTATTGGCAACACCGATCAGCTTGTTTCTACTAATAGAACCAAGGTCTAAATATCTCTTTATTTGTTCTGGAGATGAGAAGTCATCGACATCGAAGATATTATTCTCTGCTCCAGTCATATCCAACTGTGAGATCAAAGATCTAAGTTCGTTCCTATCCGAATCTCTTATATTTTCAACAAAGTTTGATGTTTTCTCGTAAATTCTTTTACCTAGAGTATTGTAAGAAGAACTAAGCGTTCCGAATATGGAACCCATGAAGTCTTCAAATAGAACTTCATCATCCAATAAGAATTCTTGGAACCTCAATTCCTTAAAGGTCTCTTTGGCATCGAAATCCTCGTTTTTCTTTTGGATGGAGAGGTAATTTTGTGGAAATATGTCAAATTTGGTTGTGATACCAGCCAAATTATACGAAGATCCTTGATCATTGATAGTAGTGAAGTTTGCACTCAACTGGACATCGTTCATTTTTGTGGTGATATCGGAGAAGATGATGGTTCCTCTGGTGGATCCGTAGAATGAATCTCTATTATTTATGGTATAGTAAGAGGAGTCTATTAATCCTGAACTATCACTGGAAAGTAGTATATATGAAATATCAGTGGCTGTCAGTGATGGGAAGTTTTTAACCGAATAATTCTCATCGTCCTTTATCTTTACGACAAAAGGTATCTTCACGTTTACGAATTTTTGGGTATCAATGTTGAAAGAATCGATTGCGTAGAACTCACCATCCATACCATTCGAAGTTATGGTTAAATCACTCACACCACCATTATCTATGATGTCGGCGGAGAGCGACACCTTCGTATTATTGACACCGTTGAGAACCCTATATGATCTATCGAAGAAGATGTCGATATTAATTTTATTGATCGAATCGTCTTTGAAATAGACCTCTTTATAACCAGATAACCCAACATAGAATGAATTATTATCATTCTCGATAGCGTTTATGATTTCACCGCCAGATATTTTAGCGTATACTTCAGTATTCGTGGTTTCTATTTTATCTATTTCTCTAAATTGGGGGGTTTGGAGGAAGTTATTGTCAAACTTTTCGAAAAATGAATATGTCTTCTCAAGATGTCTAAATTTGTATGGGGTATCTTCGAAATAATATTCACTATCACTACCACTAATTCTATAATAGATGTTGGTGGTATCGACGTTTAGTGGGTAGTATGTTTGTATGAGGATGGGACCGTTTATTTTACCAATTTCCCAAGATATGGTATCATAGTAATCAGTATTTTCGAAATCTACAGTAAAGGTGTTATCCAGATAGTTTTTAATTTCCACTATTTTCGATTCTGTTGATAATAGTGCATTGGAATAACAGTCATATACGGTCAAATTGACCACATATCTACCGGGTTCGGTATAGGCTTTTTTACCAGTTAGGCTCGATGATTTCGTATCATCACCGAAGTCCCACAACACCTCGACATAATCAAAACCCGACAAATTCGGTATAAACGTTAGAGGGGTAGACTCTAAAGCATATGAACTTAGAACGTTTTCCCCTTTGAAGTCATAAACGTCAATTCCTATGTATTCATACTTACTCATTATCTACAATACTTATTTTGTTGGCTAGTGTTTGTGGTCTATAAAAATAAGGGAACTTAAAGAATGGTAGAGTGGTTGTCTGATTTATGAACTCTTCATCCACACCCTCATATACAGGATTCCACGCCACGAAAGATATTCCGTTGAATGTTTGGTTTCCGTTTTTGGTTCTTATCGACCTAACACCTTCCATGCTTAATATATCAGAAGAAAGAGCCGAGAGATCCAGTCTTTGTCCCAATTTATTGTTTGATGTTTTGAAGAAGTTGAGGATCAATTCCGAAACTTTGAGTTTTAAGCTTTCTTTGTTGATTTTGGAGTTTGCGTTCTTAACGATCTCCAACCTACTAGTGTCAGCGATTTCCCTACTGGCTTCACCAGCAGAATATCCAATATCGAACGCCACATATATAGGGTCTCTGGGTATTACCTCATGACTGAGGATCTTTTTATCCGCTGTGATATCGACGATTAGGTTCTTTAAGCTGTTTGAGAGGAATTGTGGGTAATCCTCATCGACTTGAACCTCAAACTTAGGAACACAGAAGATGTTCACATTGTTGAAATCACATGCATCTGCGAAATTGACTTGATTTAATATAACTCTGTTCGATTTATTGGGATCGACACATATTTTATAAAAATAATCGATATATTCGTTGATAAACGTCTTATTATTCACAACTTTTACTGAATTTATAATACTTGGGATGTTTTTTAATAAAAATGTTTCATAATCATCCTCAGTAGTGAGTTTGAGTTGAGCACCGAGATACTTCGGAACGTTTTCTCTAATTTGATCCACCGTCTCAGGCTCTGAGATGATGGTTGAATTGGATGTGTTGGAGAATGTGAGGAAGGCACTTCTAGTTAGATTGATTATAGAACCCTCATCCAAGGTGCTGATATCATCATATATCAGATTGAACTGTGTCGTGCTGTAATTGAAGAGCTTATTACCGTTTATGGCATTTTTACTGATTATACCAGCATCGTTATCACTGAGGAGGTAGTAGATAGCAACCTCATCCCCTTCTTTCAGTTTTTGCCCGAATACACCATCTCCGAATTTTACTTCGTAGTGACCATTCTCGTTGAGACGAATAGAGTAGTATCTATCGGAGTCCTTAGTTAGGAATATATTATCCACTTCTTCGTATTCATACCAAGTGTTATCTGCTTGTTCCTTGACATAAACACTTATAGTGCCATCGGCAACGAATCTGGTGTCAGTGTCATCAACTCTATTATCGACCACGATAGGTAGAGTCTCGAAATCGACCCCCTCCGCCGTGTATAGTGGATACTCTTGGACTGTTCCTTGATAAAGGATTAGATTGTTGGCGATACTGTTGATCAATTCTACACCACCCACACTCTTTTCGAAAATAAAGTCTTCCAAGATTGTGTATTGGATGTCATCGACTAGAAAGTAACCATATTTCTTCAGAGTATAGCTTCCAGTAGCTAGTGAAGCGGTCGCTGTGCAGGTGACAGGAACAATAGAGGTCTGTTTACCCGTTGGCTTATATCCAATCAGGTTCACGATCCTATTCATATTCTCATATAGACTAGCTTGGGAAAATAAACTCTCAGAACCCGTCTGATTCAAATAGAAGAGTAGGACATGGTAACTATACGCTATGATATCGATGAAAGACGCTAAATTACTTCCTTCATAATTCTGGTCAGTGAATTTAGGGTTCTCATTTAGCCTTTGAATTATGAAGTCTTTTAAAGACAACGCATCGAAATTGGCGTATGCGTTTTTCGGTAGATTATATTCTAATGAATCGCTCATTAGAAATATTTAATCAGAGAATGGTATAACCGTTACTATTCAGCTTGGATTTTATTGATAATCCACGAATCCCTAGAGAAGGGACGTTAATTTGTAGTGTAATGGCGTATTCTTGAGCATCTTCATCACCATTGACTGTGACACCTTCCAATTCTATTCTTGGTTCGGCTCTTGGGAGTTTGGCGGTAATAGTGTCTTCTATTTCTTCTTCGATATAAACGCTGACTGGTTCGAAGAGGAATCGTCTCAAATCTACGCCAAATGTTGGGTTTAGTATTTTTTGACCCGGTGCGGTTAAAAACGCATTGGATACACTCGTCTGTATGGCTTCTATATCGTAAATGGCTTGAATATCTTTCAAGTTCTCCTTTTTATTCAGTTTATTATTATATGAATATGTTGGTTCTAAGTCGAAAGAGACATCTTTATAACGATAGTCCTTGTCAATTCCGCTTTTTTCGAGGTCAGATACCTCAAGAGATTTAATTTTAATATTCATGTATAATAATACTTACTTCGCTTTTCTTTTATCTAGAAGTTTTTTAACTTCCAATAGATCGATGTAAAAATCATTCATATCGATATTCATAGAAGATTGAGCATACTCATTGGCATACTCATCGAAACTTTTCGATTCTTTGATCTCCTTTTTATCATCTTGTAAATTACTGACCAATTTTTGGCGAACCGAGTGGAACCTTCTTGGGTATTTTCCTCTAAGATCTGAATCAACGACACCTAGTAGGTTCTTGAATGAGTTAGATCCCCTACGTTCCTTATAATTATCATTTAAGATATCTTCATATCTCAATTTCATGTGATCATCAATAGCATCATTCATACTAACACCAGCGGATTCAATCTTTTCATCATTATCGTAGATTCCGAGTAGTTGTCTGAGTTTTAAACCAAACTTACCTTCCCACCTTTTTTCTGGGTTGCTCATCTTGGACGTGCATATATTATAAAATTGTTTATATGCTTTTTTGAATTTTTCTTCGTAAATCGCAGCATCGATTGGCATCATCGATATTCTAGTGGTATTGTAGTAATGGGAAATAACGTTGAACGGTAATCTATAGAAATCTCTCATTATCGTAATATTCTCATTACGATTTGAATTACGATCCAAATCGTGACTCATAACACCTCTTGAAATATTTTCACCGTCTGTTGAGTTATATTCATTATCTAACCCAGCAATAAAGGAGAAGATAGGATTCATTTCTCGTTTTTTGGATGCGAGTCCAACTAGCATTTTTTGGATGTCTTCTCTTTCTGGTGCGACAGCTTCCCAATCAACCTCTCCACCTTCCAATTCATCATCATCGAATTTTTCGATTAATATTTCTTTTGCAGAGACATTGACAGTATCTTTAAACCATTTTATGGATTGTTCACTTATTTTTTCGTTGTGTTGGGTTATTCTCCCAATTTTATCTAGGAGTATATTGTTTTTATTGGTCACATCAGCGAGTTTTTCTCTAATGTTAGCGAGTTTGTCTCTGACTTTGTAAAGCTTTTCTTTATCGTAATCCGCACCCATCGAGTCTTCGTATTGGTCTAGGTCATCCACATCCATTTCAATAGCATTGTTCAAAGCCTTGTCCACGGTGGATTTATAATGTTTGAGGATTTCCCTCTGTTCTTCTTCCTGTCCACTCAGTTTAGCTATCTGGACTCTGTAGTTTTCCAGATTCTTCTCATCTTTCTCATTGATCGATTTGAGTTTTTTATTAAATTTTGTGGATATGGTCTCCATTCTCTTTTTGAACGATTCATTATTATTCAAAAGAGCGAATGAATTGAACAACATACGATCACGGTTACCGATAGCGTTCATGACACTATCCTTTTCTTTAGTTGTCTTTTTCCTTTTATTACCTTTAGTATCTTCAACTTTAGCATTTTTTTGCTTTGTATTGGCCTTTGGATCGAAACCTTTTCGATTTTTCTGGTCTATTGGTTCTGGTATTTGGTAATTGTCACCGCCAACTGTGCTGGTCTTACTGAATCCAGCAGGACCCTCAGAATTCTTCATTCTTTCAAGTTTACCACCACCAGTATTCTTGGCAGAACCCTTCGCTTCTTCTACCATTTTACACAATTCATCAAACTTCATGTTATTATTTAACAGTATTGTATTAAATAGTATCATGGGTAAAAAATTTGACGCAATTTATGAATCAGTTGTTAGTAGAACAGAGGCTGGGGGGTATCTTCCTGGTGACTTTGTTGTATTTAAATCTGGTTACAGAGCATCCAATGTCTACAAGCATATGCCATCGAACCTGAAGAAGGATGTCGATGAACTCGCTAAATGTGGATTGAATATTAAAGTGGTTCAAATAGGAGATCAGTTTTCCGATGAATCCGCTGGTAACCAATTCTTCACCGCACCTAACGCTGTCCTTACTATTGCTGCCGATCATGGTGGTGGTAGAACTTATGGTAGAGTGGTTGTCACCACTGATATGGTAGACATCGCTGATCCAGACCAAGTCAAAACACCGAAGGAGTGGGTGAGAGACAATAAAGTGATCCTCAAACCTAAGAAACTCGAAAAAGACCCAAACATCATCACTAACGTTACTGATAAGGGTGATGGTAAGAATACACCAACCGATTTGAAACTTGCTGGTGAATCCGCCAAATCTTGGGGTTATACGAAGGACATTTCTTCGTTATATGAGGAAAATTTGAAAAAAAGATAAATAATAATATGTCAAACTATACTAATAAAGATCAACAAATGTTGGAAGAGTCCCTTGATGAAATCCTCGAAGAAGGATTGTGGGACAGAATGAAAGCCAGAGGCTCACAAGCTGTCGGTGCTGCTAGAGGCGCAGGACAACAACTCAAAGGCGTAGGGCAACGAGCCGCTGGTTCCGCTGCTAGTAAGGTCGCTTCCGCTGGTGCAAAGGCTTTTGGTGGTGATGTGGATAAGTCTGCGTTAGCACAAAGGGGTCAACAAATGCGCCAAGCTGGTGATGATAATGTCGAAGCTGGTGGTAATCAAGCCAACAATGCAAAGATCGATTCCTTCAAGAAAAGTGTGGAAGGTAATGTTGAATCATTCCTAACTGATCTACAAAACGATATGAGTAAGTTGGGTATCCAACTGGACAATATCCAATATAAGAATTTTGCCAAAGGTCTGAAGACTTCCGTTTTGAAGTCTTTGGATTCTCTCAAGCAATAATTTCCTCTATCTGTAATAGACAGGCGATACAACATATCTCTCTGTCCGATACATGAACCATTTTAAACAGGTGATCCGCAATAATGAGGATCGCCTGTTTTTTTGTTAAATCATCGATATCCAAATCGTAGAAGTGGTTTAGTAGATCCTTTAATAGGTTCTCGTGGTTGGAATTGAATGCTGATTCGTTATCTATGAGATATCTTCTAGTCTCAAGTGTTTTACCGCCCACTAGATTTTCATATATTAAATCACACACAGTGTCCGTATTCTCATCTTCTTCAATATCGAGAGTTCCCGACTTACTGAACTTTTCTAGTTCATTGATACACTTCCTGAGATCGGGGTGGTGATTCTCGATTAGCTTTATGAAGAGGTCTTGTTGTGGTTTTGGAACCTTCACACCTTCTTTCTTCAATATTTCAGCGCATCGTTTCTTCGATTCTTTTAATGGGGGTGAAATAGCAAGGCTTTGGCAACGGGAATCGAGTGCTTCTAGGATTTTATGCTTTTCATTACCAGTGAGGATGAATCTAGTGGTTGCAGAGTAAGTTTCGATGACATTACGCAAAATACTCATTGCGTTCTTGGAGAGGTAGTCACACTCATCTAGAATGACGATCTTTATCTTACCGTCGAAGCTTTTTGTCTGTGCAAATCCAATTACCTTGTCCCTTATCGTATCCACCCCATTCTCGTCTGAGGCGTTAATATACAGACAATCACATCCCAACACGTCATTTGCTAGGATTCTAGCTAAAGTGGTCTTCCCACCACCTGGTCTTCCCACCAATAAAAGATGCGGAACATCTTTATCAAAATCCTTAACGATTTTCTTAGTTCTCTCTGGAAGGATTAGGTCATCCAGTTTTGTTGGTCTATATTTCTCAACCCATAGATTTTTGTCTTCACTCATATTCCTTCTAAACCAATATCATGGTTTGCCCTTTTGTCAATAGTTCTTATGAGATTTGCACAATCCAAAAGACTGTCGAAACTACCCACATCGAACCAGAAACCGTCCAATTCCTCTACTCGGATATTATCATGTTGATCAATCGCTTTAATCAGATCAACAATCTCCAATTCACCCCTTTTCGATGGTTTAAGCTTTTTGGCGTCTTCGATGACAGTATTATCAAAAACATAAAGACCGATCACGGCATCATTCGATATGGCGGTTTTCGGTTTCTCGACAATTTCTTCAATATTCCCGTTGTCATCCCGCACCACGACACCATAATCTTGGGGATTGTTGACTTTATATGTGAAAATCGTGTTTGGTATCGGTTTGATTGGAGAATTTCCGATAATAACGTTATCACCCAGAATTAAACATATCTCATCAGCATCTTTAATGAAATCTTCACCAACGAGGAAAGCATCGGCTAGTCCTCTCGGTTCTCCTTGAACTTTATAATAAAGCTTCAATCCAAACAAACTCCCGTCACCCAGAAGTTTCTGGAATTGACTCTGTTGTTCTTCATTTGCGGTTATAATGAGGATATCCTCGTAACCCATGCTCTTCAGAGTCTGAAGAGGGTAAGCGATAACAGGCTTATCGTAAAGTGGTAGTAATTGCTTACTAGTGGTTTTTGTTAATGGGTATAGTCTCGTGCCCAAACCCCCAGATAAAACAATGGCTCTCTTCATATTACATATATACAAAGAGAGCCATGTGTTGCAACCTTAAAATTGCTTTATTTGGAAAAACACTTGTTGAGAGCTTCTTTTTCGGTTTGCATCTTGTAAATTTCATCCAATTTACTTCCATCCATGATGCAGTTACTTCTACCTGCTTTGATGTCAATATCTTCGAGATCAACCATCTTCCAGTCAGGATTTTCAATATCGTATTGTTTCATCACACCACAAACCTCACTAGTCCATAGGGGTTCTGGATTCACCACATTGTAGATTTCCCTCTTGGTGTGTAACTTATCACCGACCCTTTCAACCATTGATTGGACAACACCACAGAGATCGGGAATATAAGTCTTGGAATTCTTGTATTGAATTAAATGATTATAATTTTTAATTTTAGAAAGATAGTTCCTCTCTGAATCATCGGGAGAGAACGGCATCCTAATTCTTAAAATTATATTAAAAAATCTTTCTGAGAAGATTTCAAATGCGTGTTTTGATTTGGAATAAAAAGAACTCGCATCGGAAAACATACCATAATTCGGTTGATCTTCTTCTGACCAATCTTTATCATAACCATCATAGATGCAACCAGAGGAGACGTGAATATAATTCACACCAGCGAGTTGACAACATTCATTAACACCCAACGGTGACATGACATTCAATTTCCAACACAATTCTTTCTTATCCTCTGCTTCATCGATATTTGGTCTTCCAGTGAAACCAGAACAATTTACAACAGTATCGAAATCATTATTCAACAAAAATTTATGAATCACCCCTCTATTATGATAATCCAATTCTTTGGAAGATTTCTTAACTGCTTTATGGCCAGATTCGTTAAGATGTTCGAAAAGATGGTTACCAACGTATCCATCACCTAAAATTAAAACATTACTCGGCTTCATATTCTGATTCAACAAATTCTCGTATTTCATTAATAGTAACATTACCACTCTCATGAATGATGTCAATTATTTGGTCACATAAACCTTCTCCCATGACGGATAATTCCTCATCATCAAGAGAATCTATGAAATCTAGGAACTCGTCAGTAACTTTCGTTAGCTTCTCTTCGTAGAAATCTATCTTTTTTAATATTGTATTTTTTTTCATTGTCCTATTTGAATTATTTACTCTTTCGCAATAGTCAAGGGGTTTTCGGTATCTTTGTGGTAAATAATAATATGCCGAAGATTTCTCAAATAGACCCCGCGATTACTCCATTATCAGGATTGGAGACTGTTTTGTTGAACCAAAATGGGGTCACATACACCATTCCTCTCAGTGATATTAAGGTATATGCAGATGGTGGTGAACAAGATATCACTGCTTTAAGTGCCAATTGGGAGAATACATATATCATAGTGGATGCCTTATCTGCTGGGTGGAGTAGTAATGATACCACGATGAGAGATCTCTCCGCTGATTGGGAAGCTACACACACATCTTATTCTGTGAATTCTGCTACCTTTGTTCCTTATACTGGAGCAACACAAGATGTCGATCTCGGATCCAATTCCTTCGATACCACTGGTAATGTTTCTGCTGGTAGTGTTTATACAGACACTCTAACTGCGAGTAGCTTCACCGCCCTTTCAGCTACGATCAATGTAATCGACATCACACAATATGAATTATCAGGATTTAGTGTGACTGGAGATGCTAGTGTCGATGGTAATATCATCGTATCTGGAACTGTCGATGGAAGAGACGTTTCTGATGATGGTTCGGTGTTGGATAGTGTTTATTCGAATGTCAACACGCTTTCCGCTGATTGGGAGAGTAGTAAAAACACTGTCAACACGCTTTCCGCTGATTGGGCATATACCAACGTTGATAATAATTTCACAGTAAATCAAACATTCGGAACTGGTTCAATTAATATTGGATCATTTCCATTGTCTTCGACTGTGGCTGAAAGTTTATTTGGTGGTAATCTTGCTGGTAATGGTGCCACGAATGCTTATAATTCCAACTTCTTGGGTAAGTATGCTGGTGATGGTGCCGCGAATGCTAATAACTCCAACTTCTTGGGTTATCGTGCTGGTAATGGTGCCCCGAGTGCTGATAATTCCAACTTCTTGGGTAAGTATACTGGTAATGGTGCCGCGAGTGCTAATAATTCCAACTTCTTGGGTTATCGTGCTGGTTTTTGTGCCACGGATGCTGATAGTTCCAACTTCTTGGGTCGTCGTGCTGGTTTTTGTGCCACGGATGCTGATAGTTCCAACTTCTTGGGTAAGTATGCTGGTTGTGGTGCCGCGAATGCTAATAGTTCCAACTTCTTGGGTAATTCTGCTGGTCTGGGTGCCACGAGTGCTTATAATTCCAACTTCTTGGGTTATCTTGCTGGTTGTGGTGCCGCGAATGCTAATAGTTCCAACTTCTTGGGTAGACACGCTGGTTATAATGCCACGAGTGCTTGTAACTCCAACTTCTCGGGTTATCGTGCTGGTGATGGTGCCGCGAATGCTAATAACTCAACATTCATAGGTCGTCGTGCTGGTCGTAATGCCACGAGTGCTA